AATTAATCAAAACACTACAGTACTACCGACAGCATGGTCTTGTCAAAATGGGAGTATTGAATTAGTTAGCCTTTAAAATTAAAAAATAAACTATATATGTAATAGTAATATCAACAAGTATAATTTAATTAAATTTAAAACAATGAGTGATAAAATAACAGAAGAACAATTAAAATCAATACAGGATCTGGTAGGTCAGATTAATAATGGTCAGTTACAGATTGGTCAACTTGAAACACAGAAGCACGCTTTACTTCATCAAATAGCTGAAGTACAAAAGATGTTAAAAGATAATCAAGATAAACTAGAAAAGGAGTACGGTAAGGTTAACGTAAATATTCAAGACGGAACTATAACTCCAATAGAAGAAGAAGAAGAGGATGTCGAAGCTGATACGTAAAATTAGTATTGGTAAAGATTATAAGAACGAATCCATGCATTACTCCGTAGGTCAAGAGGTCTACGGAGGGCATAGGATTTGTGATATAGTTGAGGAAGATACTGGATATGATATTTTTATTAAGAAAAACAATGATGTTATCATCTGGAAAAACTTTAATAAAAACATGGCTATATCTGTTGAATATAATCTAGAATATTAATGAGGAGTATATATGATTTTATCATATCACCCAAAGAGTCTAGGTATACTAACAGTAAAAAATTAGGTGGTAAAACACTTATAGTTAATACTGAAATATATAATCATCAATACGTTAGTAGAAATGCTATTATAAAATCAACACCAATGATTGTTGATACAAATATAAGAGTTGGTGATGAAGTTATAGTTCATCATAATGTATTTAGAAGGTGGTTAGATATTAAAGGTATTGAAAGAAATAGTAAGAGTTATATAGATGAGAATAATTACTGTGTAAAGCAAGATCAAATATTCTCTTACAAAAGAAACAACAAATGGTTACCAGTAGAGGGTTACTGTTTCGTAAAACCAGTAAAAAATAAAGACACATATTCTAATCAACAAGAGGAAGAGCTAGTTGGTGTTATTAAACAAGTTGATACTAAACTAAAAGACTTTGGTATTAAAGAAAACGACTTAGTAGGGTTTATTCCAAATAGTGAATATGAGTTTGTTATTGATGGTGAAAGATTATATAGGGTTTTAAGTAACCACATTTCAATTAAATATGAATATCAAGAAAACAAAGAAGAGTATAATCCAAGCTGGGCAAGTAGCAGTTGAAGAATTAATTAAAGTAGCTAAAGAAGCTATTGTAGATTCAAATGAAGATATATCGGCAGACAGGTTAAAAAATGCTGCAGCAACAAAAAAATTAGCTATCTTTGATGCGTTTGAAATACTTAAAAGAATAGAAGAAGAAGAAAATATATTAGAAGATAAAGTACCAGTTGATGTAGATAAAGATGTGTCATTTGGTGGTTTTGCAGAAAAAAGATCTAAATAAAAAAATATGGCAACATTAACACCAACATTAACATTAGAAAGTACAGATGCTACTTCAGATTCTTTAAGTTTATCTGTAACGGATTCATTAACAGTAGGTGCACCCCAAGTAGGGTTGTCGAAAATAGCTGTACCAGCAAGTGGAGGAACAGCTTCTGTTTTAGTTCCTAGTGGATCAGGTAATCAATATGTTTACATAAAACATACAGGGTTTCAAGCTGACGGAACAACAGCAACAACACAGCAATTAGCAATAGAAGTAGGTACTAATGCGGATTTATTAAGATTAAGTGCCGGTGAATTTTGTTTTTTTACAGCAAAATCTGATGTAGTAATTGAAGCTCTTTCTTCAGGAAATGAATTAATATTAATAGAATACGCTTACTGGACACAAGCATAATATGTACGAACAAACCTTATACAAGGTTATTCAACCAATTAAATTAAATACAATATCAAGACTTAATAAGTCTAAGAAATGGGAGTACGGTTATAACAAAGAACACGATGTTGTTGTAATTAGTAAAAACGGGCAGATCGGGGAAATATATGAGATACAAAACCTTAAGATAGCTCTACCAAAACAAAGTAATATTGTTAAGTTTAAAAGTAATAAGTGGGAGTATACTGAATACCCTAAAGAGCTTAGTAAGATAAAAACAATATTTGATTGGAAAGAATATCCTAATGATTTTAAAGAAAAATACATAGAATATATAGAGAATGAGTTCAAACGTAGAGAGGAAGGCTTATGGTACTATAGCAGGGATGTTCCTACTTATCTTACTGGTACTCATTACATGTACTTGCAGTGGAGTAAGATTGACATCGGGAAGCCAGACTTTAGGGAGGCAAATAGATTATTCTACATCTTTTGGGAGGCATGTAAGGCAGACACCAGATGTTATGGAATGTGTTACCTTAAGAATAGACGGTCAGGGTTCTCTTTCATGGCAAGTGGTGAAACCGTTAACTTGGCAACAATATCCAGTGATGCACGTTACGGGATTTTGTCCAAGTCCGGTCCTGATGCTAAAAAAATGTTTACAGACAAAGTCGTGCCAATATCCGTCAACTACCCGTTCTTTTTCAAACCAATCCAAGACGGTATGGATAGACCTAAAACAGAACTTGCGTTCAGAGTACCAGCATCGAAACTTACCAGACGGAGTATCACGAGCACAGACAAACCAGAAGATTTACAAGGCTTGGACACCACCATCGATTGGAAGAACACCGGTGACAACTCCTATGATGGAGAGAAACTTAAACTCCTCGTACATGATGAATCAGGGAAGTGGGAAAGACCGAACAACATACTCAATAACTGGAGGGTTACCAAAACAACGTTAAGGTTAGGTAGTAGAATAATCGGAAAATGCATGATGGGTAGTACGTCTAACTCATTAGATAAAGGTGGTGGAAATTTTAAAAAATTATACAGAGATTCCGATGTTACTAAGAGAAACAGAAATGGGCAAACTAGTTCTGGGCTTTATAGCCTTTTTATTCCTATGGAATGGAATTATGAAGGGTTTATTGATCAGTATGGTCAACCAGTATTTGATACACCTGAAACAGAAGTTAAAGGAGCTTATCAGGAAATTATAGATATTGGTATATTAGAGCATTGGCAGAATGAAGTTGATGGATTAAAAAGTGACCCAGATGCTTTAAATGAGTTCTACAGGCAATTTCCAAGAACAGAAGAACATGCTTTTAGAGATGAAACAAAAAATAGTATATTTAATTTAACTAAAATATACCAACAAATAGATTATAACGAAGGTGTTAATAACAACTCGGCTATAACAATTGGTAATTTTCAATGGGTGAATGGTGTTAAAGATTCTAAAGTAATATTTTATCCAGATCCTAAAGGTAGATTTGGTGTTAGTTGGATACCAAGATCACATTTACAAAACAAAGTTATAGAAACAGTTATAGGTAAAAAACCCGGTAATGAACACATGGGTGCTTTCGGGTGTGACAGTTACGATATATCAGGTACTGTTGATGGTCAAGGATCTAAAGGAGCTTTACATGGATTGACTAAGTTTTCTATGGAAGACGCTCCACCAAATCATTTCTTTTTAGAGTACATTGCTAGACCTCAAACTGCAGAAATATTTTTTGAAGATGTATTAATGTCGTTAGTATTTTATGGTATGCCAATACTTGCAGAAAACAACAAACCAAGACTTCTTTATTATTTAAAAAGAAGGGGGTACAGAGGTTATTCAATGAATAGACCTGATAAGATTTGGAATAAGTTGTCTACAACAGAAAAAGAAATTGGTGGAATTCCAAACTCTAGTGAAGATATAAAACAATCACATGCAGCTGCTATTGAAATGTATATTCAAGAACATGTTGGTATGACTGTTGACGGAGATCATGGAAGTATGTATTTTAATAAGACACTAAATGATTGGTCAAGATTTGATATAAACAACAGAACAAAATTTGATGCTTCTATAAGTAGTGGTTTGGCTGTAATGGCTTGTAATAGAAATCTTTATGCTCCAAATGTAAAAAGAGAGAAAACAAAATTTAATATTGGCTTTTCTAAGTATCACAATGAAGGAAGCTCATCTAAATTAATAAAACAATAATATGGCTCAATCAGGTATTAAAAGTTATTTCCCAAGTCAGGTAGTTAGTGATCTTGAAAAGATGAGTCTAGACTATGGTTTAAAAGTAGC